TTTCGGAGGTAGAGTATCGTCAGATTGATACAATTTTCTTTGAGAAATACAAGCCAGTTTTCGGCACATTATTTTCCGATATATCGTTGACTTCTAAGGCGTAAAGAGTGATGTATAGTGTTGGAAAGGAGTGATTTCATGGCAAAAATCACAAGGGTCGATCGAGCAGTGCCGACCATAAAAACGAAGAAGAAGGTTGCTGCCTATGCCCGCATCTCGATGGAATCGGAACGCATGAACCATTCCCTCTCCGCACAGATCAGCTACTACAGTTCCCTAATACAGAAGAATCCTGACTGGCAGTACGCAGGCGTGTTCGCGGACGATGGAATAAGCGGTACGGGGATAGCCAAACGCGATGAGTTCAGGCGCATGATCGAAGCCGCTGAAAACGGTGAAATCGATATCATCCTCACGAAGTCGATTCAGCGGTTCGCCAGGAACACGGTGGATCTGCTGGAAACGGTACGGCACCTAAAGGGTATCGGCGTGGAGGTACGGTTTGAGAAGGAACACATCAATTCCATGAGCGGTGACGGCGAGTTGATGCTGACCATCCTCGCATCCTTCGCACAAGAAGAAAGCCGTAGTCTTTCGGATAACTGCAAATGGGGTATCAGAAAACGTTTTGAGAAAGGAATACCAAACGGACGCTTCCGGGTATACGGCTACCGCTGGGAGGACGATGAATTGGTAATCGTACCGGAAGAAGCGGAAATAGTGCGGCGCATTTTCCAGAACTTCCTGGACGGCAAGTCGAGATTGGAAACGGAACGGGAGTTTGCCGCAGAGGGCATTACAACAAGAGAGGGCTTTCGTTGGGTGGATTCCAACATCAAGGTAGTTCTCACGAACATAACCTACACAGGCAATCTCCTCCTGCAGAAGGAGTTCGTATCCGATCCCATTACAAAAAAACGGAAAAAGAACAAAGGGCAACTTTCACAGTATTACGTTGAGAACACACATCCCGCCATCATTGACAAAGCTACGTTCGATTATGTACAAGCCGAGATCGCGAGACGTAAAGAACTTGGACCGAGGGCAAATAAAAGTCTAAACCTAACCTGTTTTTCCGGAATGCTAAAGTGTCCGGATTGCGGTATAAGTTACGCCCACAACAAGCGCACGGATAGAGGTATTATGGAATATTGGTCTTGCGGCTCAAGAAAGAAAAAAGGCGGCAGATGTAAAGTGGGCGGCAGTATAAATCATGAGAATCTGAAAAAGGCGTGTGCTGAGGTTCTCGGACTGGATGAATTCAATGAGGATGTTTTTCTTGACAAGGTGGACTACCTCAATGTGCCGGAGCGGTATGTGCTTGAATTCCATCTGAAAAATGGCGAGGTCATTACGAAGGACTGCCCGAACACAGGACACCGGGATTGCTGGACGGCTGAGTATAGAGCAAAGACTTCTGAAAAGCGCAGGGAAAAACCGAACTGTAAAGGCTCTTCCGTCATGACGGGCAGAATTAAATGTGTGCAATGCGGATGCAATTTCCGCAGAACTACACAACAGTCAGCCACCTCGGAGAGCGGAAAGGCTCATTACTGGCGATGCGCCGAGCATAACGGCTGCGGTACGATTGGCTTTCGAGAGGATTTGCTTAAACCGTTCATCGCTGAAACAATTGGGATAACAGAATTTAACGATAGCGAATTCGACAAACAGATAGACCACATCGATGTGCTTTCCGCATCGGAGATGGTTTTCTGTTTTAAGGATGGCAGGACGGTTAACCGCACATGGGAACAACCTAAACGAAATAGTAGACCGTGGACGGATGAGCAAAGAGTTAAGTTCAAAGAATCCATGAAAGGCAGATACACAGCGGAAGTGCGGCAGCAAATGAGCGAACACATGAAACAAATACGGAAGGAGCGTGGGAAAGCATGGCGCAAAGAAAAGTAACGGCTATTCCGGCTATCATCAACCGGTACACAGCTACACCAATTAATAGCACAAAAAAGCGTCGTGTTGCAGGATATGCCCGAGTTTCAACCGATAATGAAGATCAGACCACAAGCTATGAAGCACAGGTCGATTACTACACGAATTACATCAAGAGCCGTGATGATTGGGAGTTTGTTGATATATACACGGATGAAGGCATCTCCGCTACTAATACAAAAAAGCGCGAAGGCTTCAAGGCGATGATTGCCGATGCTCTTGCCGGAAAAATTGATCTCATAGTGACAAAGAGCGTGAGCAGATTTGCTCGAAATACGGTTGACAGCCTTACCACGGTGCGAAAACTGAAGGACGAGGGCATTGAGATTTATTTCGAGAAGGAAAACATATGGACGCTGGATTCCAAGGGCGAGTTGCTTATCACTATCATGTCGAGTCTTGCCCAGGAAGAGAGCCGTTCCATTTCTGAGAATGTTACCTGGGGACAGCGCAAGCGCATGGCGGACGGCAAAGTCAGCTTTGCTTACAGTCGCTTCCTCGGTCTGGATAAAGATAATGAGACAGGCAAAATTGTAGTTAATCCCGAACAAGCAGAAATCGTGCGTCTGATTTTCCGTCTGTTCCTTGAGGGTATGACGCCACACTCCATAGCCGCGGAACTGACGCGCCGTGGTATAAAGACTCCCACAGGCAAGGATGTGTGGAATCAACAGACGGTGCGCCGAATGCTCTCAAATGAGAAGTATAAAGGCGATGCACTTTTGCAGAAGGAGTTCACGGTAGATTTCCTTGAGAAAAAGATGAAAAAGAATGAAGGAGAAGTTCCTCAGTACTATGTGGAGGGCAACCACGAGGCAATCATTAGTCCGGCGGTGTTCGACATGGTGCAGGCAGAGATTGCAAAGCGCACCAAGGGCGGCACTCGGTACAGTGGAGTGAGTATCTTCTCCAATAAAATCAAATGTGCCGACTGCGGCGGTTGGTACGGAGCGAAAATCTGGCATTCCACAGACCGCTACCGCAAGGTCATCTACCGCTGTAACCGCAAATACAATGGTGAGAAGTGTCAGACTTTTCATATCACTGAGGATGAGGTCAAAACTGCATTCGTTTCTGCATACAATCAACTTGTGACAGAGAAGAAGGAAATCATCGCTAATGCGGAAATCATTCGCAGGACTCTCTGTGGAACCGAGGCTCTTCGGGAAGAAAAGGTCAGGCTGGAGGACGAGATGTCGGTGCTTGTGGAAATGACGCAGAACATCGTAGCGGAGAATGCCCGCATTGCACAGGATCAGGACGAGTATCAGAAACGATATGATGGGCTTGTTCAGCGGTATGACGTGATTAAAGCCCGTTACGATGATGTGGTGGCCGCCATCTCCGACAAGGAAGCACAGAGCGAACGACTGGAAAATTTCATCAAGGTGCTGAAAGCACAAGACGGCACCATCCGGGAATTTGACCGTAACCTTTGGGGTAGCATGGTTGAGTTCATTACGGTTGGAAGGAACAAAGAAATAACGGTCACCTTCCGGGACGGAACGGAGATACAAGCATAACAGATACACAGGCAAGAAAGGCACTCGGCTACGGCTGATTGCCTTTTTTGTTATGGGATTGAATAATTACAAAATTCATGCTATAATAAATTACACTATTAGTGCAATTTATTTCAAAAGGAGAAAGACGAGGTGGAAGTTAATGCTGAAGAACAATATTGAAGTCGATGTAAAGGTAAAATGCATAGAAGCTGATACCACTCAAGCGAAGCTGGCAGAGAATATTGGCACCACTCCGTCCTACGTGAATCGGCTTATAAAGAATAAAGAGAATATTGTAAATAAAACTTTCATTCAGATGCTGGAATCGCTGGGATACGATATTGAATTGAAATATGTAAAGAGAGAATAATAAATTCATTTTAGGAGAACGAGTATGAAAATAGAAATGGGTGAATCACTCTTTTATTCTTGGCTGCGTCATGTAAAAGAGTGTCAAATAGTACAAACAAATTGGAAGGTGTCCTCGCAGTGGCAACTATCTGATGCAGATACACTTGAAAAACTGATGACACTGGTGGATAAACATTATTCGGAGAAACATAACTATTCTATTTTCAAGCAGAATACATCATTGTCCCAGCTACTGCAGCAGGGCGAATGTGATGTGCTGGGAATATCCATTCAGCCCGATGAGACTACATATTATGCTGTAGACGTTGCGTTCCATGAGGCGGGCCTTAACTACGGCAATCGTGATATCACGGTAATGAAAGTGCTTGAGAAATGTGCAAGAACAGCATTTTGCCTGCACGGGTACTTATCTACCAAGGAGGCAGAGATTATTTTTGCATCCCCGAAAATAAATTTGTCTGTGCTTTCCGATCTGATCCCTTGTGTGGAAGAACTTAACTTGCTGTTTGCCGACAATGGCTATGATTTTACTTTCCGCGTCATTGCCAACGAAGAGTACAATGACTTGGTTTTGAAACCTATTCTGCTGGTAAGTGATGGTGTGGCAGATACCTCTGAACTTTTTTTACGCAGTTATCAGATGTATAAAATGTTCTCCGATGTGAGAACCACAGCCAGAACAATAAGAAACACCACATCTACTCCCAAATTAGAGCATTTGGAATATGATTATACAGATGCGGATGTATATCAAGAATTGAAAATTGGACAGCTTGCTCAGAAAGTGCTGGGAAGAATGCTGTGTGATGGTTGTGCTTCAGATGAGGAAATTGCTGCAATGCAGACTGCAGAATATAGCAAGCAGCATTTTGATTTACAGTATCCGCTTTTAAAGCTGGCAACCGAGGCAGAAACACCACTTCATTATTATGCTAAGCCGATAGAAATCAATGGCACTCGCTATCGAATGTGCTGCGAGTGGTTTGAGAAAAAGGGTGCCAATAATGATAGACCGTATCTTTTGAAGTGGATTGAAAGCCATAAAAAACAATAGTGAGGTGTGCCTGTGGAGTTGTTATTGAATTGTGTTTTGAATCTCACCAAAGAAGAGATTGATAATAGTAAAATTGAATTTAATATGCAAGCCGGTAGCGGTGGTCAGCCGTTTCTTGATAGATGGCTCAAACACAGCGATGCAGAGAAAATGGCCGGAACTTGCACTGATTGCTCATATTGGGGATGGTACGGCAAACAGCGTAATTTTTATCCGGGACAGTGGGTATTCAGCTTTGCCCGTATGACCGATGATGAATGGCTTCTGATTTCGGCTGCAGAAATTATAGAAGTGTCTGTCGATACATGGGCAACCGTTAATGTGCTGGAAAGGTTCGTGCCGTTGTTTGGCAGACTGGTAATTAAATGTCGAAAAGGCAATACATTCTCAAGATATGTATTCAACCTCAGTAAGTACCTTGAGCAAGCAACTGTAAAGGAAATACTTTCGTGCTTATATAGTGGTGAAAATTTTGAGGGATATGATCGAGTTCATTTGCCGTATCACCGTCTGGCTGACATTTTCCATGGAAGAATACTGCCTACATATTATGAAGCACTAAAGAAGATAACTGGGGTTTATTGTCTGACTGACACCCATACCGGGAAACATTATATTGGCTCTGCTACCGGTGAAGGAGGTGTTGCTCAAAGATGGGGTAACTACCTTGATTCTAAGCACGGCGGAAACAAAAAGTTGATTGCTCTGTATGAGAAGAAAGGTTCCGAGTACTTTGAAAAGTATTTTTCATACACACTCCTTGAGTATTTTGGTCTGTCATATGACCCTATAAAAATATTAGAGCGTGAGCAATACTGGAAGATGTGCTTGGACACAATTAAGAACGGCTATAATGATAATTAAGGCGGTGAAACCAGATGCGAATAGCTTTAATATCCTGCAGCAAAGAGAAGAAAAATTATCCGTGCCCCGCGCATGAACTCTATTCTGCCAGCAACCTGTTTTCGCTTTCATATCAATACGCAAAAAAATACGCAGACAAGATTTATATTCTATCTGCGAAATACGGGTTAGTTGCAGAGGACTGCATACTTGAGCCTTACAACCAGACACTGAACGAAATGGGACGTCGGCAGCAGTTGTCCTGGGCGAATAGTGTGTTGCGGGCTTTGCAGAAGGAATGTGATATCGAGTCTGACAGTTTCATTCTTCTTGCCGGAAACACTTATTGCAGGGATTTGGTTCAGCATATGCCGAATCACGGTCTGCCTTTGGCCGGGCTACGTATGGGAGAACGCATGGCATACTTAAAAAAACTTCTGAATGATTCAACAGAGCATATCCCGAAAACGATGTGTGACCGCTTGCATAAGCTGTTTTGCTCAATGCCCCGTTATACCTGGGAACAGATTCGAGAGGTTCCGTTTACCAACGGAATTTACATAATCTTTGAAAAGGGCGAGCAGTATCGCGGAATGGAGCGTATTGTACGGGTGGGAACGCACACTTCCCCTGACCGTTTGAAAACTCGGTTGTTAAACCATTTTGTTAATGAAAATCATGATGGCAGCATTTTCAGAAAGAACATAGGTAAGGCTATTCTAAACGCTCATTGTGATCCGTACCTGGCAAACTGGACAATAGACACATCTAAACCTGAAAATCGTGCTTATTTGAATGTTGATAAAAATGCAGACACAGAGCGTAGGGTCAGCAAATTCCTACGGGAGAATTTCACCTTTACCGTTTTCCAAGTGGCGGACAAGGTTGAGCGCATTAGAATGGAAGAAGCTATTATTGCAGCGTTGAATGCAGAACCGGAATTTATGCCAAGTCTGAAATGGTCCGGGCGTTACAGTCCCGAACAAGAAATCCGTGAAAGTGGTCTGTGGCTGAAACGCGGATTGAACGGAAAACCGTTAACCGAAGAGGAGTTTAGCAGATTGTTAGAATTGTGTGGGCAAAGACCGCAAATCATAAAAGCGGAAACTTCTAATCCAACCATGTCTAAAAGCCAAACACCGGCTTCCAAAGTGCCTGGGCAATCTTGCGGTAAATATGCTTCTTTGCTGCAATTCCTGCAAAGACAAACAGCGCAGCGGGTTGTTATGACGTATGCTGAAATAGAAGGTATCTTGGGATTCAAACTACCAAACAGCGCATATAATTACACGATGTGGTGGAATCCAAAGGGTCACCCTCATTGTCAAGCATGGCTACAAGCAGGATTTAATGTGGCGGATGTTGCTGAGAGCATTCGTACTAAAATAGTCACCTTCGAGCGTACATAAAATATAAATCTATAAATAACTCCTTACTACCAATGCGGTGGTAAGGAGTATTTTTTATACCTTTATTCCGTAACGGTGCATACGGCATCGTTATGAGGGGTGTGCAAAAATGCACCTGTGCGGGTGCATCGTTAAGGAGTAAGAATTCTGCTTCGTTATATTGTATCAATTAAGATACGGCAACAGATCCCTGCTGCGGAGCCGGCGCTCTACTTATAGCCTTTGCCAACGAAGCAATAGACCAGGGCATTAACTATCAGCAACATATTGAGTTCGTCGCCCAGGACATCGACTTCACGGCTGCCATGATGTGCTACATACAACTCTCACTCCTGGGGTGTGCCGGTTACGTTATCGTCGGAAACACATTGACTACCCCGCCGACAGAGCCACTTGAAAATCAGAATGTTTGGTACACCCCTCTCTACTTCCTTGATACGTGGCACTGGCGGCGTACCGCAAAGAAGCTTTCACAGATATTTGAAATTGAAAAGGCTTCTGAGCCTGAGGATGAACCACCCGAAAGCAAGAACGAATTTACCGTAGGAGCAAACGGTCAACTATCACTTTTTTAATCGAAAGGAGAAAAATCATGATACAAAATATTTCTATTGAAAAACTACATTCCCATCCGGATAACCCTCGTAAAGACCTCGGCGATTTGTCAGAGCTTGCAGAAAGCATCAAGGCAAATGGCATATTTCAAAACCTGACAGTAGTGCCATGGTTCTCAAAAATCACCGGCGTTGGGTGCGACGATCCTAAGCAGCAGGAAGAAATGGGATACACCGTTGTCATTGGTCACCGCAGACTTGCGGCCGCAAAGCTTGCCGGTCTTACAGAGGTACCCTGCGCAATATCCAACATGAAACATCGCGAACAGGTTGCAACAATGCTGTCCGAAAATATGCAGCGGGCAGATTTAACGGTCTATGAGCAGGCTCAGGGCTTTCAAATGATGCTCAACCTCGGTGACACCATGAATGATATTGCTGAGCGTACCGGTTTTTCAAGTACAACAGTACGCCGCAGAGTGAAACTCTTAGAGCTTGACCCAGAGAAATTCAAGGCATCAGCTGAACGTAATGTTACCCTAATGGACTATGCCGAACTGGAGAAGATTGAGGACATCGAACTCAGGAACAAAGTGCTTGATTCGATAGGTACCTCCAACTTTAAGTATGAGTTGCAGAAGGCTGTCGACAAAGAAAAGAGCGACAAGAACATGGCCATATATGTTGAGAAGCTCAATACCTTTGCAACACAAATAGACAATTCAAGCGGAATGAGGTACGTCGATTCCTACTACCTATCCCGGAATGATGAAATAAAAACGCCCGATGACTCCGGAGAAGTAGAGTATTTTTACCTCATCTCCAACTATGGCTACATCACGCTCTACAAAAAAGACGTTGAGACCGAGGAAGACACGGCTGCCATAGAAAAAAGAGAGCTGCAAAAAGCAAGGTACAATGCTCTTGGGGAGATATCCAAAAGAGCATATAGCCTTAGACATGAATTTGTGAAGAGCATTTCCAATACTAAAGCTAAGAAAAGCATGGGAACTATCATTGAGTATTCTATAAAATCCATGCTTGAAAGCTATTGCGATATTGAGCCTGACGACTATGCCAGCTTGCTAGATATAACTTTAAGCGAGGATGATGATGCGGTAATTGAAGAGCTTACTCAATGTCTCCCCGCACAGCCCGAAAGATACATGCTCTTAGCTGCATATTGCTTGCTTGATAATGACAGAGCAAATTACTACAACTGGGATTGTTCCCATCGCGAAAATGCCGATCTTGACCAGGTTTATGACTTCCTCGCTACCTTAGGATATGAGCTTTCTGACGAGGAACAGGCTATGCGTGATGGAACTCATGAGCTATTCAAAGAGGTAGAGTAAATGGGCATAGGGCGGAACTGGACAAAAGAGGACGAGGATTTTCTATCTGATAACTGGGGGCAAATGTCTGTGCCAGGCTTGTGCAAAAAACTTAACCGAAGCAAGAACGCAATAATGGTTAGGGTACAACGCCTGGGTCTCCCGCCCTTCCTTGAAAGCGGAGAGTATATCTCGTTGAATCAACTCCTTGCTGCAGTTACCGGTTCCGATAAGAGTTACTCATACAAAATGACAAGCTGGGTCAAGAACAGAGGACTCCCGGTCCATAACAAGCGGAACAACCAAAACACATTTAGAGTTGTCTATCTAGACGAGTTCTGGAAGTGGGCTGAGGAAAATCGAAGCTTCATAGATTTTTCAAAGATGGAACCTCTCATACTTGGTAAAGAGCCGGACTGGGTAGCAGAACAACGGAGACAGGATTTTAACTCAAACATGAATTTCCGAAAGGATCCGTGGTCTTCGCAGGAAGATACCAGCTTGAAATACTACCTCCGGGAATTCAAGTATGGCTATGCTGAACTTTCTAAAATGTTAGGACGTTCTGCCGGAGCTATACAACGCCGGATCTGTGACCTGGGGCTAAAGGAAAGGCCTATAAAAGCGGACAACCATAAGTCATGGGAAGATTGGCACTTTCAGACACTCGCTGATATGATCCGTGCCGGCTGCAGTTATGGAGCAATCGGAGAGGTATTAGGAAAATCAGAAAAGGCAGTACGTGGCCGGGTATATGATTTCTACCGGACGGAAAATGCCGACAAGGTTAGGACTATGCTCGGTGACGGTCCATGGGGGACAGGAAAACCGGAGCTGACGGTATATGAGGCCAGACGAAAAGCTGCAGTGAAAAGTGATTTGACAAGACTTATGGAGCTGCTGCTTATCCGGAGAAATGAGCTTGGATATGAGCCTTACTGGCAGCGGCATATGTGTATGAAATGGCATGATGTAAAAGGCTGCACTGCAGGGGAAACGAATTGCGACGAATGCACGGTATTTGAAAGGATAAGGCCTCAATACTGTGTTCGGTGTGGAGCTACCTTCTTGGAAAGGGAGAAAAAGAGAATTTGTGAGCCGTGTAGAATAGCCAGGATAAAGCAATACCAAAGGAAATGGCGTGCCATTCATGGCGCTAGTATCCCGGCAGAAAACACAGAACAGGAGGTAAGCTATGGCGGCTAAATGTGATGTGTGTGGAAAAATGATTAACAAATACCATATAACGCATGCCGGTGATGTGGTATGTAAAGGAGTGTGCTTAAAGGTTTATCGCCTTGAATCCTATCTTCTTCGCATGGAAGAAAGAAGAATGCAAGATGAGACTTATAATAAAACGGCATACCAACAGGCAAGAGAAATATCTGGCTGGATAAGTATATGGAAACACGGAAACTCAGAACAGCGGAA